GATCAATCCCACCGGCGTGGTCAACCCCGACGGCTCCATGATCGGCCACCCGGGACTTGCCAGCCCCGAACCCGCTCCGGCGCCGAACGGCCTGGCGGTCGAACCCGCGCCGGCGCCGAACAGCCCGGCGGTCGAGCCCGCGCGGCCTGTCCTGAAGCGCCAGCAGCCCTCGCTGATCAATCCCACCGGCGTGGTCAACCCCGACGGCTCCATGATCGACCACCCGGGACTCGCCAGCCCCGAACCCGCGCCGGCATCAGGTGTGGTTCCCGGCGGCCCGCTCGACCCGCGCCTGCCGGGATCGGTCACCACGGGGGTGCAGCAGGCGACGCGGCAGTATGAGATCGGGCTGCAGACGGCCAACAGCGACGCCGACTACGAAAGCGACTATCGCCACCGCCAGAGCTTCGCCCGGCGCGGCGCGATCGCGGCCGGCACCGGCAGCTTCGGCGCCGACGCGGCGAGCGCCGCCGTGGTCGGTCCGGAGGACAACGCCGCGGAAAATGCCGGCCGCCGGCTGAGCGCCGTCATCGATGAGCTGAACAGCAAATTCACCGAGCAGCGTGCCAGCCTGGCGCAGACCACTGAGGCCACCGCCGGCCTGGCCGACGCCTACACGCACGGCGCGGCCGCGGGCGAGGCGTTCCAGCGCCAACTCGCCAACAACCAGCAGATCGACCAGCTGCAGCGTCTGAAGGTCAGCAATCCGGCGTATGCGCGCCAGATCGACGCCGACGGCAAGATCGGTCAGCTGACCGACGCCAACGCCCAGGGCGAGGCCAACAACCGCGTCACCACCGGCTCGCGGATCCAGCAGTCCAACAGCCGCCAGGATGACAGCAACCGGTTCCTGCAGAGCGACATCGACGCCGGGATCTTCGCCTCCGACCAGGATCTGGCGATGGGCCGGGCGCAGGTCCAGACCGGCATCACGCTGCGCGACAACCCAGGCGCCATCAATCCCGCCACCAAGGCGCCCTTCACGGCCGACCAGCTGAATACGATCGCGGCCGCCAACGAGAAGACCAAGCAGCTGGCGCAGAGCACGGCCGACGTGCGCAACGCCATGGCGCAGGCCGGCGACCAGATCATGTCGACCTTCGAGCACGCCGCGGTCTACGGCGACCGGTTCAAGACGGTGCTGCACGACGTGGCGATGACGGCCGAGCAGATGCTGCTGCACAGCTTCGTCACCAAACCCCTGGAGAAGGCGCTCGACAACGTTGCCAGCAGCTCGCTGAGCGGGGTCGGGGGCTTTTTGTCCAACCTCTTCAGCAGCGGCGCCGGGGGGGCGGCCGGCGCCGGCGCCTCGGCCGGCGGCAACTTCGTCCTGGCCGCGGCGGCCCAGGGCACGGTGATGACCAACCCAACGCCGATGCGCGGGACCTACTTCGCGCAAGGCGGCGTGCTGACCAGCCCGATGACGTTCATGGCCAACGGCGGGATGGTCACCGCGGGCGAGCAGGACAACGAGGCCGTCATGCCGCTGAAGCGGCTCCCCAACGGCAACCTCGGCGTCGCCGCCAGCGGCGGCGGCGGTGGGCCGACCATCATGGTGCATGCCCCGGTGACCATCCAGGGCGGCGGTGGCGGCAAGGGCGGCAGCTTGGATGCGGCGGCGGCCAAGGCACTGCAGCAGCAGATCCAGTCGATGCACGAACAGGCGGTGCGCACGGTGCTCAACAACCAGCGCCGTGACGGCGGCGACCTCTCCAGTTCCGGCAAGGCATGGTCATGACAGACACTCTCACACCGCCGCGGCAGCCCTCGAGCGCGGGCACCTCCGGCAGCGTCAAGCCACGGCTGCTGACCAGCAAGTTCGGCGACGGCTGGAAGCAGCAGGGGCCCGACGGCGTCAATCCGCTGGATCGCACCCAAACCCTGGCGTGGGATCCGATCCTGAAAACCGAGCGCGCCACCATCGTGGCGTTCCTGGAGGCCCATGTCGGCGTGCCGTTCTGGTACACGCTGCCCAATGAGACCGTGCCACGCGGCTGGGTGTGGACGTCGATTTCGAGATCCCACCCCGACGCCAAGTTTGAAACGCTGACCGTCGAGCTTGAGGAGCGGTTCATCTACGACTCTTGAGGAACCGCAAATGGCAAAGGTCAGCGCGAAGCTGCGCAGCACCGAGGACGGCTACGCGCACTGGTGCCCGGGCTGCGAGAGCATGCACGTTTTCTATACCAACAAGCCAGCCGCCGGCGGGGCGCTGTGGACGTTCAACGGCGATTTGGAGCGGCCGACCTTCGGGCCGTCGATGGTCATCACCACCGAGGCCTACGAGGACGAGGGGGTCCATCTGCCGCAGGAGCGCTGCCATTACTGGCTGCGCAGCGGCGGAATCGAATACCTGCACGACAGCACGCACCAGCTGAAGGGCCTGCACATCGCGCTGCCGGACCTGCCGTAGCCCCTGCTTTTGCTCGCGGGAAGTGCTGTCATGTGCTGTCATCGCCCGCGAATCGGGGGGTTCCGCGAATCGGAACCCCCGAGTCGCGGCTGAATCATGGGTTGCGGGTTGGTTCCGGTTAACGCTCGACCATCGATTGGGAACAGAGGCGGGACGCTTCTGCATGAATCCCGCATGGAAGACGCATGGATCTTTTCCCGCGCCCCCAACCCCCGAAAATCCGCCCTAAGCGCCCATTGCGCCCACGCATCGGCCCGAAATGTGACCTATCTGGCGTACAAAGCACGCAGAATCGGCCATGCGCTACGTGAAGCGTGCCTGATTTTGCGGCAATAATCCCTCCGGTGCGCTAGCCATCGGCTAAAAGGACTAGTCCGGGGCGTTGGCACGCGCGCGCCTGCGCGATCGGTAGAGTCCCCACCCCACTGCACCAGCCGTACCGTGCCAAATCTCGCGCGACGGCCCGAAACGGTCCCCCCGGTCCCCCACTTGTCCGCCCGTCCGGTTGGTAGGCATCGCCAAAGTCCAGGCATGAACCTGGGCCACAGTTCTTCCCTCGGAACAGTCGTGCCGCTCGAAATGATTGAGCCTGTGACCGCGGCCCCGGCGCGTGCGGCTCATGACCACCGCCACGATGAATCGCGCGCTCCAGCAGCTCGCCATGGACGGCTACGTCGAGCTTTACGAACTCGACACCTCGCCGCTGTTTCTGTTGCACGGCACCCAGTTGTCGGGCGGCACGGTCTACCGCTGGACCTCGGGCATCGTCGAGGTCCGCGCCCAGGGCACCATCCCCGCGGTGGCGCAGAGCACCACCGTGCTGACGCTCGAAAAGCAGCTCCCGCTGATGGACGGGCGGCCCTACCAGGTGGTCGTCGAACTCGACGACGAGACCATCACGCCACCGACCTTTGTCGCCAGCTTCGCCGTCGTCGGCGGGGTCACGAAGCTGACCCTCGCCCTGGCGCTGCCCTCGGTGCCCACCGCCGGCATGGCCTACACCGTGTTCGGCACCAATCCGCTGACCTTCCGCGGCAATACCTACACCCCGATGCCGATCATGGTGTCGGGCTTCGAGTGGTCGGGGCAGGGGACCTTGCCGCGCCCGAAGCTGTCGATCTCCAACGTCGGCGGGCTCGCCGGCGCGCTGGCGATCACCTATGGCGGCGACCTCGCCGGCGCCACCATCACCCGGCTGCGCACGCTGCGCGAATTTCTCGACGACGGCGATAACGCCGATCCGACCTCGTTCTGCGAGCCAGACGTTTTCGTGGTCGACCGAAAATCCGCCCACAACAAGAATTTCGTCGAATTCGAACTGGCCGCCACGCTGGACCAGCAGGGCAAGAAGCTGCCCGGGCGCATCATGCTGCGCGACACCTGCAACCTGACCTATCGCCAGTGGGTCACCGACGCGACCCTCGGCACGCGCTTCGTCTACGGCACCTGCCCGTACACCGACACGCCGATGTACGACAACACCAACGCGCTGACGGTGATCCCGGCCGACGACGTCTGCAGCCTGCGCCAGAGCGGCTGCACGGTGCGCTTCGGCAGCGATGCGGTGCTGCCGTTCTCGGCCTTCCCCGGCATCTCGATCGTCGGCGGCGGCTTCTGATGCTGCGCTTCCTCTGCCCCGACGTCACCCTGGCCGCACGTCAACACGCCATGGCCGCCTACCCGCACGAAAGCTGCGGCGGCGTCACCGAGGACGGCTACATCGCGTTCCGCAACGTCGCCGGTGAGCCGGAAAAGCATTTCGACTGCAGCGAGGAGATGGCGCCCGTCTACACCGCGGGGCGGTTGCTGGCGCTGATCCACTCTCATCCCGACGGACCGCTGGCACCGTCGCCGCACGACATCGCCCAGCAGATGGCTATGGACATCCCCTGGGGCATCGTCGCAGCGACCGCCAACGCCGCGCTGGATCCGTATTTCTGGGGCGAGTCGATCGAGCCGCCGCCGCTCGAGGGGCGGGATTTCCGCTATGGCCCATCGGGCACCGACGGGCGCGGCGATTGCGCGGCGATCGTGCGCGACTGGTATCGCATCCATCGCGACATCCGCCTGCCGGAGTTTCCCCGCGAGGACGGCTTCTGGAAGGCGGGCGTCGATTTCTACCGCCGCTCGATGCATGAGGCTGGCTTCGCGCGCGTGCTGATCCCGCTCAGTGTCGAGCCGCAGATCGGCGACGTCGCGCTGCTGCGTCTGCGCTCGCCCGCCGAGCCCAACCACGCCGCGGTCTATGTCGGCGGCGGGCTGATCCTGCACCACTTCCAGAACCGGCTGAGCAAGACCGATCCGATCCTGCGCTGGCGCGACCACATCACCGACTGGTTCCGCCACGACCGTGTTTTAGCAGCCGCAACGAAACACGGCCATGGCGCATAACATCGACGTCGTCGCCGGGACCGCGCGCATCGTCCTGCACGGGCGGCTGCGCAAGAAGTTCGGGGTGGAATTCCGCCTCGGTGTCAGCACGCCGGCGGCGGCGACCTACGCGCTGTGCAAGATGGTCCCGGGCTTCGAGGACGAACTGCGCAAGGGCCAGTATCACGTCCGTCGCGGCACCCTGGGCAACGGCGTCGACCTGCCGGCGCACGGCCTGTCATTGCGCCTGCCGCCGAGCGGGGAATTGCATCTCATCCCGTGCGCCAAGGGCAGCAAGGGCGGCGGCGGCAAGATCATCGTCGGCGTGCTGCTGGTCGCTGCCTCGATCGTGCTGATGCAGCCCGAGGTCGCCGGCTATCTCGGCCTGTCGGCCGCCGCCGGCACCACCGCCGGCACCGCGGCGGCCTACGGCTTCGGCACCGCGCTGTTCGGCGGCGTCACTATCGGCAGCGTGGCCTTGGCCGGCGGCGCGATGATCCTGGGCGGGATCCTGCAGGCGATCAGCCCGCAGCCGCGCCAGAACGGCACCATCTCATCGTTCCTGCTGGGCGGCCTGTCCAACACCTCGCAGCAGGGCACCCCGGTGCCGATCGTCTATGGGCGCATGCGGGTCGGCTCGATCGTCGCCTCGATCGGCTACTCGGCGGAGGATTTCCACCCGCCGGAATACATCGACCCAAACAATCCGTATCAAGGGTTTCCGCCGCCCGGCGAGACCTTCCCGGTGCCGCCGGTGGGTGGCACCACGCTGGCCGGCGGCACCACCCAGATGGCCGGGTCCACCGGGCTCATCGCGCCGATCGCCGGCACCCAGGCCACCGCCGTGTTCGGCACCGGTTCAGGCGGCGGCGGCAAGGGCGGCGGCAGCGGCGGCTTCGTGCAGCCCGATACGCTGCACTCCAACGCCGTGGTGCGGATCATCGACGTGCTGGGCGAGGGGCCGATCGGCGGCCTGGTCGACGGCGCCAAGAGCATCTTCTTCAATGGCACCCCGCTGCAGGCCGCCTCTGGCGCCTACAATTTCCGCGGGGTGAGCTGGGAGGTCCGCTACGGCTACCCCGACCAGGATCCGGTCTCGGGGTTCCCGGCCTCCGAAGACAGCGTCCCGGTCCAGCGCCAGGTCAAGCAGGCCAACCCGGTGGTGCAGACGATCACCGGCAGCTCGGCCACCGCCGCGCGGGTGACCATGCTGATGCCGGCGTTGTTGTCGATCAACCATTACAACGGCGACGTCAACGCGCTCGACGAACTTGCCTACGACATCGAGGTGCGCGCCAGCGGCCCCGGCTTCGTCGGCGACTACCAGCTGGTCGAGCACATCATCCTCGCCAAGGCGAAGGCGTCCTCGAGCTACGAAAAGTCCACCCGCTTCGATCTGCCGCGCGCCGGCGACGGCGCCGACACCTGGGACATCCGCGTCACCCGCATCACCGGCGACAGCACCGACGTCGTCAACATCCAGTCCGACACGATCTTCGAGCGCCTCGACGTCATCGACGATCACAAGCTGAGCTACCCCAACACCGCCTACATCGCCTACACCTTCGACGCCTCGCTGTTCGGCAGCTCGCTGCCGACGCGCCAGGTCGAGATCTACGGGCGCACCGTCGCGGTGCCGGCCAATTACGACCCGGTGACCGGCGGCTATTCCTCGAGCGGCACCGGCACCTTCGGCGGCACCTGGGATCTGACCAGCACGATCCAGCGCCCGGTGTCCAACCCGGCCTGGCAGATCCTCGATCTGCTCAGCAACAGCCGCTACGGCTGCGGCATCCCCGACACCTACCTGCAGACCACCAAGGCCGATCTCTACCAGATCGGGCAGTACTGCGACGGTGTCGTGCCAGATGGCTTCGGCGGCACCGAACGGCGCTATGCGGTCAACTGCATCGTCGCCAGCCAGGATGACGCCTACCGCCAGCTGCAACTGTTCTGCGCGGCGTTCCGCGGCCAGACCTACTGGGGCAACGGCCAGGTGATGGTGGTCGCGGACATGCCGCGCACGCCGTCCAAACTGATCAACCAGACCAACGTCCTCGACGGCACCTTCGACTATCAGTCGACCAGCCTCAAGACCCGCCACAACCTGGTCAACGTCCAGTATCTCGACAGCTCCAACCAGTTCCTGCCGGCGGTCGAACCGGTCAGCGATCCGTTCGATATCGCCAAGCGCGGGGTGGTCTCCACCGATCTGATGGCGTTCGGGTGCATCACCCGCTCGCTCGCCCACCGGCTCGGCAAATGGGCGCTCTACACCGAGACGCGCCAGACCGAGACGGCGACCTGGAAGGGCGGCGCCTACCACATCGACGCCCGCCCCGGCGACGTCGTGAAGGTCTCCGACCCGGCCTATATCGGCGTGCGCATGGCCGGGCGGTTGCGCCCGAGCGGCTCGCTGTCGGTGGCCTGGCTAGACGCTCTGCTAGTGATTTCCGACGGCTCGACCTCGCAGTCGCTGTCGGTGGTGATGCCCGACGGCACGGTGGACGATCTGATCCCGATCACCGGCTTCGCCACCTCGGGCGACGGCACCTACACCATCGTCACGCTCGGGCGCGACATGGCGCAGACCCCGCTGCCCAACGCCGAGTGGATCATGACCGACAATGTCGTGTCGCCACGCGAGTTCTCCATCCTGGGCATCGCCGAGACCGACAAGGCCCAGCTCACCGTCACCGCGGTCAATTATGAGGCGGGCAAGTTCGATTTCATCGAAGACAACATCGCCTTCGACGTCCCGAACTATTCGCTGCTGCCGGCGCTGCTGACCGCCCCGCTGCCGGCGCCCACCAATGTCGCCGCGATCGACAACATGACCGGCGTCGGCGTGTCGCAGACCATCCGCGTCACCGTGTCCTGGTCCGCGCCGGTGGATCCGCGCATCGCCAGTTTCCAGGTCGTCGCCAGCTCCGACAACTTCTACCAGATCTATTCGGTCCCCTGGGCGGTGACCTTCATCATCGACAACCTGCCGGCCGGGGACGAGTACACCTTCGGCGTGCGCTCGGTCGGCGCCGGCGGCCTGACCTCGGAATGGGCGCTGATCACCGCCCCGATCACGGTTGACGGCAAGGTCGATCCGCCAGCCGCGCCCACCGGCCTGACCGCGGTCGGCGCCACCCGCAGCGTGCAGGTCTCCTGGCTCGCCGACACCACGCGGCGCGACATCATCCAGTACGAGATCTGGCGCAATTCGACGTCGGCCGGCCCGGGATCGGGCGCCGCCCTGCTCAGCGTCGCCGGTGGCCTGTCCTACGTCGATAACGAGCATTCCGTGCTGCTGCCCGACACCACCTGGTATTACTGGGTGCGCGCGATCGCGCTCGGCGCGCCGCTGGTGCTTGGCACCTTCGCCGGGCCGGCCTCGGCCACGACGACGCTGCTGCTCACCGACGATCTCGCCGACGCCATCGTCAACACCGCGAAATTCGCCCAGTCGGTGGCGCCGGTGGCGATCGTGGCCACGCTCAATGTGATCACCGACCTCGACGGCAACCCGGTGCCGATCGGCGGCAACGTGGTCAGCGAGACCGACAGCAAACTGTACCGCCGCGTCGCCACCGGCACCGGCGTTTTCGGCGCCAATCATGACTACAACGCCGTGGTCAGCGCGGTCGACCTGACCGGCCAGCTGACCGATGCCCAGATCGCGGCCCTGGCGGCGACCAAAATCACCGGCCAGCTGACCGATGCCCAGATCGCAGCCCTGGCGGCGACCAAAATCACCGGCCAGATCACCACCACCCAGATATCGGATGGCGGAATCACCACCCCGAAAATTGCCACCGCCGCGGTGACCGCCGGCACCCTCGCCGCCGGCGCTGTGACCACCGAAAAACTCTCCGTCGGCAGCGCCAGCAACGTGGTCTGGAACGCCTGCCTGGAGCAATCCGCGGCCGGCTGGAACATCGCCGCCTCGGTCGCGATGGCCGGCTTCGGCACCGTCAAGGGCACCGCCTACGATCCGGATTACCGCATCGCCGGCTACGGCTCGGGATACATCCAGGCGGCGGCCAATCTGGCTACCGACAGCTCGCAGTTTCTGCTGGCCTACTGGGACCCGAATGCCGCCGACACCGGCAGCCTGATCGGTGTGCCGTTTCCGGCCAGCACCCCGATCGAGGCGCAGGCGCATCTGCTGACCCATCGCTGCTGCGCGCGCGTGCAAATCGATTTCTACACCGCCGCCGGCACCTTCATCAGCTCGATCACCGGCAACCGGGTCACCGTGCCGGGTGCCTTCGGCAACGACCTGGCGAACTACGCCCTCAGCTGGGTGCATGGGATCTCGCCGGCGAACTGTGGCCGCGTGCGCCTGTTGGCGGCCGGCTTCAATGATGGCGGCTCGGACATCGCCGCACAGACAACGCCGCCCTACCTGTTCTTCACCCAGACCGCGATCGGCGCCTCGGTGGCCAACGCCACCCAGCCGCAGGCCTGGGTGCCCGGCGGGGTGACGACGATTTCCGGCTCGATGGTGAAGACCGGAACGCTGGACGCCAGCGCGATCGTTGCGGACTCGATAACCTCCTCGCAGATCGCCGCCGGGGCAATTACGGCGACGGAACTTTCGGCGGGCAGTGTGACCGCGGGGAAGCTCGCGGCCAACGCGGTGACGGCCGGAACCATCGCTGCGAACGCCGTGACGGCGGGAACCATTTCGGCCGGGGCCGTTTCGGCTACGGAAATAGCTGCCGGCTCGATCCACACCAACCTGCTCGCCTCCGACTTCCAGCTGACCAACTCGGCGCAGATCGGCAGCCTCGTCGTGGACACGGCGAACATCGCTCATCTCGCTGTGGGAACAATCAACATCGCCAGCCAGGCGGTGACCAACCTCTATGCCAGTGTCGCCACTCTCGCGACCACGGTCTCGATGACGATTGCCACCGACGGATCGCCGATCCTGCTCTGGTTCACCGCCATCACCGCATCGAATTGGACCACCCAGTCGGCGACCCTGCTGCTCAACGGCAGCCTGTTCTACTCGGTGGCCGTGGTCGGCGACGGCGCCTCGCAGGTCGGCGTGCCAACCGGCTTTTATGTCCTCAACCTCGATCCCGGCAGCTACACGCTGGCGCTGTCGAACAATGGCCCCATCGACTTTGCATTCGCCATGCTCGGTGCGCTGGTGGTGAAACGATGAGCGCCTTCGTCAAATACGATGCGAGCGGCGCCATCGTCGGGCTCGGCACCTGCCCCGACGACATGCTCGCCTCCCAGCCGGTGGACAGCGGGCAGACGCTGCTCGCCATCGACAAGTTCCCGGTGGCGCTGTTGGCCTACATCCAGCAGAACTATGTCGCCGCCGGCGTGGTCACCGCGAAAGCGGCGATGACGGCCAGCGCCGACGCCACCACGATCACCGCCGACGGTGTCGCCGCGGCGACCATCTCCGCGCTGCCCGATCCGTGCGTGGTGTCGATCTCCGGCGCGCTGACGGCCGACCCCACCCCGGTCACCGGCGGCAGCATCATCCTCACCTGCGATCATCCGGGCGCTCTGCTGGTGAGCGTCACCGCCGACCCGGCATGGCTGCCCTGGAGCATTACCATCGATGCGGTTTGACCTGCGCGCCACGTCCGCCCAGCGCGCGGCGATGCTGACCGATGCCGGCTGCGAAATCGTGTTCGCCGGCCTGTCCGCTATCAGCGCCACCTATGCGCTCGATCCGGTCACCCTGGACCAGATCCGCGCGGTCGCCAGCGATGCGAGCAATGGCCTCGGCCTGCCGCTCGACGCCGAGACCTTCACTTATCCGGACAAGTCGGGCACGCCGCGCACCTTCACCTCCGACCAGCTGCAGGCGCTCTACAAGGCGCTGCGCGATTACATCACGCGGCTGACCTACTACGCCGTCGGCCGGCTGCCGGATCCGCCGACGCTGCCGGTGACGATCAGCTGATCCGCGCGGGGTGAAAACCATTGCGCGTGTGACGGAGCCCGTCGCGTGTGCGCTGCGAGCAGGGGGTCCAATGCCCTGATTTGAGATGGGGCCAATGACCAGCAGCTCACACGAGAAACGGCTACCCGCCTCCGCCAGTCAGGCATCGCGCCCGGCGTCGGAGATGGGTGACCTGATACCGGATGACATTTTGGATTTCGCGCTGCTGCTTGGATACAACCTTCGCAAGGAGGAGGGGCTGAAGGCGCTGCGCGAAGACGTGGAGTTTGTAAGGCAATGGCGCACTCGGACACGCAATTTTTCGAAGCTCCTGCTGTGGGCCGGCGGGGCTCTGTTCGGCGGGATGCTGGCCGGGCTTGGCGGAGCCCTGTTGGCCAGCGGCCACAGCCTGTTGCCGCTGCACTGATGCGCGTGACCGGCTGCAACCCGGTCACGCCGTGGAAGTGCGCGGTGATCTGGGGCCTGATCGGCGTCGCCGGCGGCTTCTGGCTCGGCATCGTGCTGTTGGGTGGTGGAGCGGCATGCTCGTAACCCCGGCCTCGCAGACCATGGCTACCGCCGGCGGCGAAGCAGCGCAGAGCCAGGACAGCGCCCCTGGCGTGGTGCTGGGCGCCCCGCTCGACTGGATCATGCTGACCGCCGCCGGCGAGCCGGCGAGCGACATGGGCGGCGATCCCGGCCGGATTGCGCGGCCCACCGTGCGCCCACCGGCCGGCCGGCGCACCGCCCCGGTCTCCACGCCGCCGCGACTCGCCGCCGTTTAGAGGGATGCCATGAGCCAGGACTGCAATATCGTTCAGTGGCCCGCCAAGGCGCCGGCCGCCGCACTCGATTATGCCCTCGACCTGACCAGCTGGCTGGCCCAGGCGCCGGGCGATCCGCTGCTGCGCGTCGATGTGGTCAGCGTCGCCCCAGCCGGTCTGACGGTGCTGCAGCCGCCCGACATCTCGCCCACGCCCCATGTCGTGCTGTGGCTCGGCGGCGGGGTCCACGACACGGTCTATGAGGTGGTGCTGCAACCGTGGACGGCGGCCAGCCGCACCGACGTGTTCGTGGCGCTGATCGCGGTGCGCGATCCGATCGCCGATGCCGCCGGGCGGATCGGCGCCGGGATGGCCGCCCGCTAAAGGCTTTTCCCGGCGACCATCGCCCCTGACCAGACGGGCACATCGTTTTTCCCGTCGAGGTTCCGAAATGCCCAACGCCAGGTCTTTGCCGCCTGCCACGCTGCCGCTCGCTCAATTCGAGGAGGAAGCCATCTGGGCGGACCAGGTGCAGGCTGACGGCACCACCAAGACGGTCCGTGTGACGCTGCCGGTGCGCGCCGCGACGGCGGATTTCGTGATCAACGCCGGCACCCTGGCCGCGGCCGCGATCCCCGCCGGCACCCTGATGGGCAACGCCGGCACCACCGAAGCCGCACCGGCGCCGATCACGCTGGGCGCCAACCTCGCCTTCACCAACGGCACGCTGTCGGCCACCTCGCCGGTCAAGGCCGTCGGCACCGACCTCGCACTCAGCAACGACGGCACGGTGTCGATCGCCGCGCTCGCCGCGCACACCCTGCTGGCCAATCCCGGCACCGCCACGGCCGCGCCGGTGGCGGTGCCGCTCGATGCCACCCTGGCGTTCAACAATGGCACCCTCGGGGTCGCCGACGCGCTGCCCACGGTCGGCGCCGGCACCTTGTTCGGCAACAGCGGCACGGTGGCCGCGACGCCCGGCGAATTGGCGGTCGGCGCCAACCTGGTGCTGAGCAACGGCACCCTGGCCGCCACCGTCCCGGTGGCCAGCGTGGCCGGAAAAGCAGGCGCGGTGACCTTGGCGCACACCGACATCACAGACTGGACCGCCGCGACCACGGGCTTGGCCGGCAACCTGCTCAACAGCACGCTGAAGGCTCTCGCGCGGGCCGCCGAGAGCAACAACCCGGTGATCAACGCCGCCGCGGCCGGGGTGACGGTGAGCTGGGTGCTGGGCGTCTCACTCGATGCCTCGCTCACCCAGGTCACCCAGTATTTCGCCTCCGCCGGGGTCACGCCGCATCCGGAGGCGTTCGTCACCGCCGGCGGGCCGGCCTCCAACCCGACCGCCGCGGGGCTCGCCAGCACCGCTTTCTTCCCGGCCTCGTCGCTGTTTCCCAACGCCGGCCCGCTCAACACCTGGTTTCCCGCGCCGTCCAGCCTGCAGTACTTCCAGAGCCTGACCTGGCGCACCTACTTCATGACCGACGCCCCGGTATTCGAGGCGCGCATGACGCCGGCCGGCACCCCCGCCACCAACGTCCACGTGCTGGTCGACGGCAAATACGCCACCCCCGCGGGCGGCCTGGTGCCCGGGGCCAATGGCGCGGTGCGGGTCGATTTCGCCGGCGTGCGCAAGCCGCGGCTGATCGAAATCTGCTCGGCCGGCGCCAGCGGCTTCCGCTGCGTCAATACCGGCCCGCTCGACAGCGTCTACGCGCCGGCCTTCGCCTCCGACCCGCAGATCGTGTTCGACGGCGACTCATTCAGCGAGAGCGACTTCAACCAGAGCCCGGTGGATCCCGACGGCGACTGGACCCAACAGTTGGCGCGCCGGCTCGGCTGGCGCCTGCCGCGCCAGCTCGCGGTGGCCTCGACCGGCTGGCTGAACAGCGCCGCCGGCGCCCGTTCGACGCTGCGCTTCCGGCTGGAGAACGGCGGCTGGCTGGACGCCAACCCGTCCGCGCTGGTGGTTGCCTCGGGCTACAACGACGTCACCCTGATCGAGGCCGCCGCGACCAACAATGCCGCCGTGGTGGCTGAGATGACGCTGTATCTGCTCAGCGTGCGCAACATCTACCCGAACCTCGGGCCGGTCTTCATCCTGGGGCCGTGGTCCGGCCGGCGCGGTCCGGATGCGCCGACCATCGCGCTCGAGCAGGCGATGCAGGCCGGCGTGACGGCGATCGGCAACGCCAACAACTATTTCGTCCCGGTGAGCACCCCGACGCCGAAACCCTGGCAGTTCGGCACCGGCAACACCGGGGCGACCAACGGCACCGGCAACTCCGATCTGACCACCGGCGGGGACGGCACGCATCCGTCGGTCTACGGTCACATCGTGATCGCCGAACGCGCCGCCGCCGAGATGCGCCCGCTCATCTACGCCCTGAAGTAGGAGCCGCGCGCATGATGAACTATCTCGCGCTGGCCTTCTGCGGCGTCGCCGTGGCGGCGTTGGCAATGGTGCTGGTGCTGCGCGAGGGCATCATCCGATGGAGCCAGAAGGCCACCATCGGCACGCTGCGGGCCACCGTCACCAACGACGAGATCAAGCTGCGCGCCGCCGAGGCCAGGCTTGCCGCGCGCGACACGCCGGCGGCGTCATAGCAGCCTGCTGTCCTGTCATCATGCCAGCAGGCGCGCGATCATAACGCTCTGGCATTGCCCGCGCGACCGCCGCCGCTGAGCACCGGTCCTCGACCAAGCCGAGGATCCGATGCCGAGCGTCAGCGACACCGTGCTGCACCGCGCCACCGCGCTGGTGGGCCGCTACCACCCGTGCCTGCTGGCACCGTACCGCGCCACCGAAGGCTACTGGGCGATCGGCTGGGATTCACGCGTGCTGCCCGATGGCGGCCCGGTGTGCGCCGACAGCGCCCCGATCAGTCCGCGCGCGGCTGACGCGCTGCTCAAGCGCACCCTGCTGGCGATCGGCGAGCGGGTGCTGACGGTGGTGCCGGGGCCGCTCGCGGATCACCAGACCGCGGCGCTGATGGCGCTGGTCTACGACATCGGCGCCCCCGCTTTTCACCTCTCGCTGCTGCTGGAGCTGCTCTGCCGCGGCGCCATCGCGGCCGCTGCCGCCGCCTTCATGTCGTTCGTGCAGGACGATGACGGCGAAGTCCTGGGCGAGCTGTTTCTGCGTCGCGCAGCCCAGCGCGACATCTTCCTCAACAAACCGACGGAGTGTTTTTCATGACCGCCTCGACGCGCGATCTGCTGATCGCTGATGCTCAATCCGCCGCCGACCTGGTGGCCAAGGCCGCCATCGCCGATCCAGCGCTGGCCGCGGCGCTGACGCCCAAGGTGCTGCTGCTCAGCCGTTCGCCGGTGGGCGTGCTGGCTGCCGGTGTCATCGTCTGGCTGGCCGCGAAATTCGGTCTCAACCTCGATCCGACCACGGTCGATGTGGCCTCGGCCGGCGGCGTGCTGCTGGCCGGCTACGCCATGCGCTACATCACCAAGGCGCCGATCGAGGGCGTGGTGAAGACCCCGGCCGCCCCGGCCGCGCTGGTCGCGCTGCTCGCCGGCGCGCTGTCGCTATCGGCCTGCACCGCGGCCGACCAGGCCAAGCTGCTCGCCGCGGCCTCGACCCCGGAGGGCCAGCTGTTCTGCTACGTCCACCTCAATGGCGGTGGCGAGATGGTCGCCGGCCTGCTCGATGCCGAGGGCTCGGCCGGCGCCGGCGGACCGATCGCGGTGCTGGCCACCGGGATGGCCAAGGCCGAGGTCGATGCGATCTGCGCCCAGGCCGCCAAACAGGCCGGCGGGGACGCCGGCGTGGCGGTATCGCCGCCGCTGGTGCCGGCGGGGGCGCCGCTGGTCGCGGTCACCGTGCCGAAGTGAGATGCGTCAAGCGCGCGGGGCTTCGCAGCCCCGCGCACCTGGCCTGGATCCGCTCGCTGCCCTGCGCGATCGCCGGCTGCTCGGGACGGGCGGAGGCGGCGCATGTGCGCCAGGCCAGCGGCGGCGGCATGGGCCTCAAGCCCGGTGATGAGTGGACGGTGCCGCTGTGCGGGGTGCTGCATCATCCCGAGCAGCACCGGCTCGGGCATCGCCGGTTCGATGAGAAACACGCCATCAGCCTGCGCGGCCTGGCCGAAACGCTGGCCGCGCGCTCGCCGGCGCTGGCCGGGGCTGGCCGAAGGGTTGCCAGACGGGCCGGCATCGACGATGCTGCGCGCTGCATCTGATCGGCCGGTGCAACCTCGTTTCCTTTTGCAAGACAGTTAGGGGGGCCCGCCTGTGCGGGCCCCTTTGGCTATTGGCCTTCCAATTGGATTTAGTCCCACCGGTTAGCGCCCGGCCATCACCTCGAACAGGTCGGTAACGCGGCGATTGCCTTCGCGATCGATCGCGAGATCCACCGTCAAGCCGCCGTCGTCGAGGCCATGCTGGAAGCTGAACAGCTCGAGCAGCAGCTGCAGTTCGGCGGGGCTGGCCTCCTGTTCCAGGAACTTCGTGCTCACCGCGAGATGGCGCCGCCAGCGGCCAAGCTCGTTTTCATGGCAGTACTCGGCCAGCAGCGGGCGGCCCTGGGTGGCCAGCAGCACCGATTGCAGGCGCATCTGGTCGCGGTGCTGGCGGCGCGCCTGCGGTGTCGCCATCGGGTTGTCGCGCGCCACCACATCGACCGGCTGCAGGGTGGCGCGCATGCGAACGCGCCCAATCGCCTCGCGCACCGGGCCATCGACGATGACGAGGTTGAGTTTTTCGCGTTCCTCGGCCGCGACGCGGACCGCCTCGCGGTGCTGCAGGGCCGCCGCCTCGAAGCCAGCGCAGTGCTTGATATAGGCGGTGACCGAGCCCTGGTGGATGATGGTCTCCCACAGCAGCGGCGGATCCTCGTTGGTGGTGCTGCGCCCGAGGAAGTTGGTCACCACGCGGAACGGACGCAGATAGGACTGTTCCTGCACCACGGTGGCGCTGCGGAAGGCTTCCCATTCCGCCTCGGTGCAGGGGACCTCCTGCATCTGGTCGTCCAGGCGGAAATAGCGCGCCGGCGGCCCCTCGCCCACGTCGAGGACGGGTCGGAACATCCTGAGCGGGTGGAACTGGATGTTGCCCTCGGCGTCCTCGACGCTGATATAGGGCACCCCCTGGAACAGGTGGGAGTCCTCGCGGGCGGTGACTTCGCGGGCGACGAAGCGGCCGAAGCCGGCGGGCCATTCTTCGCACCATAGCCGGGTGCCTTTTGCGACCTGGTCCAAGAGCGGGTGTCCTCTGTGGCGAGGCGCTGTTTTGCCAAATCGTACTGCGCAATGCTAACACTGCGTACTTGGCCTGCTGATGAGCGCCGAGTGAAACACGAGCTTGCCGGAGTGATAGTGCTGTGGGGTGTGGGTCTGCTGACCCTCGCCGCGGTGCTGCTGCGGGCGCTCCGGGGTCGCAGATCACATCTTTCCGCGCAATCCGCAACGACCGCCAAATCACGGATCGTTGCGTTTGGTGGAGACAAAATCAGCCTGTTGTTGTGTAATTATACCGTTTTCTGCAATCGGCCGGCATCCTGGATTTTGTGGCCAAAGAGAGAACGGATCATTGCGATTAATGGTGACGCCGCATAATATAGATTATGACAAGTCGGGCGGCCGGGGTCGGAAATACATTGCGGTAGCGTCATTGATCGCGACGGTGTGATCACTGACCGGCTCGCCGGCCCGCCCGAGGGGGTCCACTTGCGCGACTCGCAGCAGCGGCCATAGCCTCCCGCCCACGGCGCCAAGGGGGTCGCCGATCGAGGTGGCGTTTCTCAACGAATGCTGACAAGGCCGCCTCTGACCTGGTGGCCTTGTTGCTTTTCGGGGCTCAGCGCAGCCACCCCCAGGCAACAAACCCCAGCGCCGGCACCGCGAGACTGAAGCCGAGCCAGGTCAGGCCCTGGGCCAGCGTCTCGGACTGGCACAGCCCGATGATCAGGAACAGCTGGACGGCCAGCATGGCCAACATCTCAAGGTGATTGACGATCGTGGGCGTGGCCCCTTCGCTGCGGTGGGCCCGGCGCTAGCCGCGCCAGATCCCGTCGCTACCCCTGAGCGCGGTCAGCGGCAGGGCCGGTTTCGCGGCCGGCTCGATCGCGGCCGCGGGCGGCGGGTCGCCCGCCAGCTCGCCGAACCCGGTCTCATCAGGCTTGGCGGCGAAGTCCCGGCACAGGCAGTCCACCCACTGCTGCGTGGTCCGCTGCAAGGATGCCAGGACGGCGGCCTCGGTCAGCAGCACGCCGGGCTGGTCGGCTTCGTGCAGGCGCGGCGGCAGCCATTGCCGCACCACCGGGTAAGGGCGAAGGCAGACGGCGAGATCCTCCCCGGCCCAGCTCACGTCGGTCCAGCCGCCGCTGATCACCCTGACCTCGCCGCCGGCCGGCTCGATCGCCCTGCCGCGGATTTCAGCGGCCGCGGTGATCGTCCCCGCCGCCGTGACCTCGGGGCCATCGCACGCCAAATTCGCCGCCGGATCAGACGGCGGGTCTGAATTGTCCATGGTCAAATCTTCCAGTAGGGCAAGAACACAGTAGCACCCGAGGCTGCGATAAGGGAGAATCGCTTGCATGGACCCGGTGACCCCGTGGCGATCGGAGCGTCCCCTGCGCAACGCCAGCCCCGGCGATCTGCGCCCGCGCGATGGCGTCCCCTGGCCGGGCCAGAGCCACGTCGAGGAGGGTCCCGAGGGCCGCTTCGCGGTTTTCGTCACCATCGTCGACGGCTGGGGCGCCTACGCACTGTGGCTGCGCGAGGCCTTCTTCGTCCGCCGTCTGCGCACCGCGCGCGCCATCGCCGCCCTGGTCGTCACGCCGCCGGCCGGCATGACGCGCGAGGCCTATGAGGGCGAGGTCGCCGGCCTGGTCGGCGAAGGCGAGCTGGCGCTCGAAAGCTGGGCCACCCAGGTCCAGGCGCTGCAGGCGATCATGCGCTGGAACCCGCTGGTTCCGGTCTGGAACCCGCATCTGCTCGTCAACGGGCTAAGGTGCGCCGACGCCACCTGGTCGTTGTTCGCTCCGCGCTGGCAGGCCGAGCGCAACGCGCTGGCGCTGCCCGCACCCGAGCCTGTCGATGGATAATGTGGCCGCGATGGTCGCGGCGCCGGTCCGCTTGCCGCGATGTCGTCTGGTGATCCAGGCGTGGGTGCGCCCCGACGGCGTGCGCGTCGTGTCGTCCGAGCACTGGCCGAAGCTGCGCCGCCCACGCCGGATGCCGGCGCATCCGCTGATCCGCTGGCTGGCGCGCTGGCTGCCGATCGAGCCGTTCGTCACCGTCACCAGGATCGAATACGCCGACCCGATCCTGCACCGCGCCAGCAACACGCTCTACTGCCACAACGAGCAGCGCGAGGCGATGATCGAGGCCGGCACGCTCAGCTACCGGGCGTGGTGGTACTGAGGCCGCGGGCCAGCAGCACGTCGTCGACGAACCCGCACGCCGCGCAGAACCGGTGCTCGATATCCTTGGGGTGATAGGAGCGGCGCTCGCAGAGCGGGCAGACAAACGCCGACGGCGCGGCCGGGCGGTCCTCAGTCATCGAGCGCGGCCTCTGCCGAGCGCAGGCACTGGAACGCTTGGCTCACCAGCCGCTTGGCGCGCTCGATATCGCGCCGCAGCGGGTTCTCCCCGCGTTGCGGATGAAACGACAGGCTCAGCACCTGGATCACGCCGGCGCAGAGGTCGAGCGTGCCACGCAGTTGCAATCCGACCGCGGGCGACAGCCGATAGCCTTTGACGTGGCGCGGCGGGCTGATGCGCAGCAGCGTCATCTCGGCCTCGGAGTACGAACAGTGCGGGAGGAGATCGCACCAATTCTCGAAGCCCGCGCTGGTCAGATCGATCCCCTTGTCCAGCGACCATTGGGTCACCGCATTCAGGGCTTCCTCCAGCTTGACGATGCGCGCCTGCAGCGCCCCGGCCGACAGCGCGGCCTCAAGATCGGCGTCGGTTTCGGTAATTGATGGCCCCTTTGACATCGGCACGATCCTTCGAACTCAGGTGGTGGAGATCGCCTCCCATTTGGCGCAGGCGGGATCCTTGCGCCGGATGTCGCTGCCTTTCCCGCCTGTCCAGCGGCCGCGGGCCAACAGGCATTTCGGAAACGTCCGCCGCCCGCCGCGGCGAACACAATGGTGGCAGGATCCGCAGGTTTCGCCCGCGGGTCCGGTCCCGGGCAGTGCCGCGTGTCCGCGCACCTCCGGCCGGCGCAGCGCGCTTTCCGGCAGCTCCATCAGCGCCCCCTGTCCCGTCTCGGCCGACTCTCCCGGCACACAGGCGCTGCACAGGTCGGCCGCGACCCAATGGCACGGCGTGCCGGTGCGGCTGATACACCCGGCGCAGTCCTCGTCGGTGCAGCCGCACGCCCGGCAGGTCCGCGCCGGTGGATCCAGCGTGAACGTCGCCTGGCCGCGCTTGGCCGGGTCGAGCGCGCGCAGCTGGTAGCCGTGGTAGAGATAGCGCGTCGTCATGGCGTCAACAGCGCCCAGGCGACCTGGCACTGGCGCGGCCCCATTTGCTGCAGCAGCGCCGGCTTGGCCTTTACCAGCGTGCGCGCGCCGGGCAGTGCGGCGATGGCGAGCCACGGTACCTGGTCGGGGCGGGGCGCGCGCAGCAGTGGGGGTTGCAGCTGGGCCTGCTCGGCGGCTTCCCACAGAACCTCGGCGAGCACCGCATCGGCGCACAGGAAGCAGCGGCAGAACGCCAGTCGCTCCCAGTCCAGTTCGAACAGCCAGCAGCCCAGGGGCGCGGAGCGGCGGCGCACCGACCACCCCTGCCCCAGGCCGCCGCCGCCGCCGAGCGCGCGCTTGGCCTGCTGGATCTGCTCCGCGCCGACGCCCGCGCGTGGGCCAGTCGTCACCTGCCCGCTGCCCATCGACACCACCGTCAGTTCGGTGGCGTCGGCCATGTCTGCATAGCACCAGATGCTCATGTCTTGATGCCCCAATGGTGACGCGGCTTTAGCGGGACGCGGCGATCCGTTGCTTGCCGAAGGCAGCGAACAGGTGATCGAGCGCTTCTTCCATCAGCGCCTGCTTGTCGCGGCCGGTTTCGACGGCGAGGAAGCCGAGTTGCTGAAACGCCTCTGGGCTGATCCAGATCGAGATCGCGCGCTTGCCCTGGCGCGACGGGTTCCGGGGGGCGGGCTCCCGCCGCTCCGGCGGCGCCGGCGGCACCACTTTTTGCTCGCGGCCACCGAGTTTGACGCTGGTGAGAGGAGCGGGACTAGGTCTGCGAGCCATTTCAGACGCCTCCGGCTGGGCAAAGCAGTTCGCCGGCCTGCCGGGACGAACGGGGCCCGGTCAAGGAGAGAGCATTGCCCCCTGTCAGGTAGCGATACAACGTGGCGATCTCAGCGGCGGCGGCGCCGTGGGGTTCATATTCCTGCACCACGCGGCCGTCCGTCATGCAGTGCTTCAGTGCCACGCGCTCGCTGATCACCATTGGACAGACCGGGGCACCCCAACCTTCCATGACCTCGCGCGTTTCCGCCACCACGCGCGAGCGGATCGGCGTGGCGTTCAACACGACGAGATAGGGCCGCCTCGCCAGCCGGCAGACATCGACGGTGGCGCCGACGGCGTCGATGTCGAGGCTGTATGGTCGGCAGGGTATCAGGACGAGGTCCGCGACCTTCGCCGCGGCGAGCCCGGCCATATCCGCGTTCGGCGCGGTATCAATGATGCACATCTCGATCCCCTCCGCGCGTGCGCCGGCGATTGTCGCGCGTATGTTCCCCGAGTTCCCCGCGGCAACGCCGAAGTCCACCGCCACGTCGGCGGCGCGCCGGTCCGCCCAGTGCGCGGCCGAGGCCTGTTGATCCAGATCGATCAGCAGCGTGCGCTTGCCCGCGCTGGCGGCCTCATAGGCAAGGTGCAGCGCAAGGGTGGTTTTCCCCGCGCCGCCTTTTTGCGCGATCAGCGCCCACGTGATCATCGGCTGAGCCCCCAAGGTGGTTCCGCCTTGATAGCATGTCTCCAGGAAGACATGAAGCCATGACGGTCAGAAGCCAATCCACCATGGCGACATGTCTCCATGAAGACATGAAGCCATGACGGTCAGAAGCCAATCCACCATGGCGACAGACGGACAGGCGGTCAGCGATTCCACGGATAGGGAGAGGAGACATGGCGCAGCTCCTCATAGAGGCCGTAAAAGAAATCGCCGATCGCGAGGCGCGCGCGGTGGCTGAAATAGATCTGCCGGCGATGGTGCTCGCGATCGTGGTTCATGTGGCAGCGCTGGCATAACGCCTGCAGGTTGGCATAGTCGTCGGCAGGGTCGTTGTTCGTCGGATCATGGTCGAGATGCGCACAGGCCAGGACCACCCATGTCATGCCTTCGTCCTCGAACGCCCCTGGATCCGGAGATCCCGCCAGTGGTGCGCCGCAAGCGTCGTACCACTGGCGCCCGCGAATTTTTCTCCACCGCCCGTCCGGATAGCAGATGATGAATTCGCCGTGCGGGCGGCCGCACTGTTCGCAGCGCCCACCCGCGCGCACGAACCGGATGTGGTTGCTGATCTGTGGCCAGTCCGGCGGGTATAGCTTCTGCAACTCTGCGCGGATCGGCATTCTGCGCCCGTCGGTTCCCTGAAACCCGAACTGTCCGCCATGCCGCCAGCACCGGCAAGGGCTTGTTTCGAGAGCGCTTTGGACCGCAGAAAAGCGGGTATGCAGAGGGGCACATTCGAAATAGTCCGGAACAATATATCAGTCTATTCAAGTCATTAGACGATTAGTGGCTGCGGACGGTGCCTCCGTCACCTGCCCGTCCCATGCAGTTCCAAACCGTCCCAAATAGACCGGTAACTCTTGACATTCTGCGGGTTTGACGTCCCAATCCGTTCTAAACGGTTCCGTTTCGTCGCATGGAGCACCGGGTATAACCGGGCACATAAAAAAGGGATATACCCGGTTTGCTGTCAGAGCCCACAGTCCGACGAGCCAAGGGCCAGGATCGCCCCTACAAGCTGACCGACAGCCATGGGCTCTACCTCTATGTCACGCCGGCAGGCACCAGAATCTGGCGTGTCCGCTACGACCTGGACGGCAAAGAGCAGACGCTGACGGTCGGGCATTATCCCGAGGTCGGTCTGGCCGAGGCACGCGCGGCGCGCGATCGCGCCAGGGAGGCCAAGCAGGCGGGACGTAACCCCGCACTCGTCCGCAAGCCGACGGCGGTCACCTTCGAAGACGTCGCCCGCGCCTGGCAAGAGCAGCACCAGGCGCGGTGGAAACCGATCCACGCCCGCGACGTGATACACACCCTCGAGCGAGACATTTTTCCGACGCTCGGCGGTGTGGCGATCGCGACCATCACCGCGCCGGAAGTACTGCACGTCCTGCGTCAGATCGAGCGCCGCGGCGCGATCGAGACGGCGCACCGCGTGCGCCAGCGTGTATCGGCGGTGTTTGTCCACGCCATCGCGTCGGGACTGTGCGAGACGGACCCGGCCGCGATCGTGAAGCCCGCGCTAAAGCGGGCGGTCAGGAGCAAGCAGGCTGCCATCATCGACGTCGCAGGGATAAGGGCGGTACTCGCCGCGGCCGATGCTGTCCCGGCGCAGCCGACGACGCGTCTTGGCCTGAGGCTGATCGCATTGACCGCCGTCCGCGGCGGCGAGCTGCGCGGCGCTGACCGGTCAGAATTCGAGCGGCTGGACGGTGCCGAGCCGCTGTGGCGCATCCCGGCCGAGCGCACCAAAATGGGCCGCGAACACCAGGTTCCATTGTCGCGCCAGGCGGTTGAGACCGTGCAGTGCGCGCTAACCTTGGCCGGCCGCGGGCGACTGTTGTTTCCCTCGGTCCGCCATGCGCACCGGCCCATGTCGGAGAACGTGATCGGCCATCTGTTGAACCAGGCCGGATATCAAGGGCAGCACGTGCCGCATGGCTTTCGCTCGGCGTTTTCGACGATCATGAATGAACGTCACCGCGCTGATCGCGCGGTGATCGATCTCATGCTGGCACACTCACCGAAGGATACGGTTGAATCTGCCTACAACCGGGCTCTGCACATGGAGAGACGTCGGGAACTGGCCCAGGTGTGGGCGGATCTGCTGCTGCACGGGGCCATGCCGCTCGAGCGGCTGATGGGCCTGCCGCGGCGGTAGCTGGTTCAGCTTCGTGATTTCGCCACCTGAACGACTAACCCACCTGCACAGAGCCTCGTTGCCGTGCTGGCTGATGGGGTGTTTGCGGCGGCGTGGGAGCGGCTGGCCTCTGCGTGCGCACGCTGACTCGGGGCCGGTTGGCGATCCACTGCCAGACCTCCGCAGCGTGCCACACGGTGGATCCACCGGCTTTGCATGCACGCGGAAATTGGGGCGGCTGCTCGGCCATCATCCGGTAGATCTTCGTCTTGCTAAACCCCGTCTCGCGTGTGACCGAGGTGACGTCGAGAAGGGCCGGCCAGTGCGATGGCGGTTCGCCAGGTTCAGACATGACCAATTCCTTCGCCGGTTGAGCCTCACCAGCTTGATCCTTTTTATGGTAATCAAAACGTGGACCTTGGTCAACTCGTCGTCAACGATATGATGACCATATCACGCTTTGCGATCGCGCACCCGCAATAGCGTTTGGCACGGAATGAAACTATAGGATCAGTCGCGAGATGATCAGCGAGGCCGACGCGTCAGTCGCGGACGGCGCAGATAACTGAAGATCCAAACACGATGACGGACTTTCCGAGGTCGCAAATTTCGGCGGCTATGCCGGAGCTGTATCGCAATTCCTTGATTTGCACCTTTGTGCCCGGCTTGCAGACCTTTTTCACTTCGTCGGCGACCGATTGCGGGACAAATGGAAATTTCGCACCAGGACGGTTGTACATGTTGTCCCGCAATGCCGGCCACACCGCTGTCATCCGCCGGCGCTCCACCCCCGGTTTCTTGAGCATCGACTCCATATAGTCGTTTTCATATCTGGCTTCGTCCGAGGTCTCGCGGTCGACCGAAATAGCCACCTCCCTATCCAGGAGCCTGGAGCCCTCCAGGCAGATCCCCTGAGAATAAGCCGCCTGATGCGGCACCACCGCCGCTATGGCCGCCACAACGATTGCGACAGGCAGCAGCAGCGAACTCATTGTCTACATCCTTCGCAGCGGCATTACGCATCCGCCCGGCTTGGTGGGCGAATCAGAGGGCGCAAGTTCAACTGTCTCTCTGCGCGTTACGACGCGGGCCATGGCGAGAAGCGCTTTGCGCTGAGCCTCGTCCATGGTCTCAAAAAAAGCCAGCAGCTCCTCGCGCTCCTGATCGGTAGCCTGCGCCGGAGCCCCCGTGATCAGCCGCTCCCATGATACCTTAAGATGCGGTGCGAGCCGCTTGGCCCATTCGACGGTCAGCTTACGGTGCCATCGTCGCAGATTGAAAATCTGCTGCTTCGAGACCCCAACCTTGTTTGCCAAGTCTGGATCCCGAATGCCGCTTGAAAGCATGTACTCAGCCAGATGGTTCGGGTAGGGTCCTTGATTCATCGACGGCAAGCAGTAAACGATCTGATTACCGCTGTCGGTCACTGATCTATTGACTAGACGATCCACATAATGTTTACTTTTCTATCATGCAGCTAGACCCCTACCTTCGCGCACGCGGTTTGACCTCAAGGCAGTTCGCCGAGGTTGTTGGCTTCCTAACTAAACAGGCCATTCACAATTATCGGCATGGCCGCCGATTTCCATCGCCAGAAATTCTTCATCGCATCCGCGAAGCCACCAAGGGCCAAGTGACCCCGGAGGATTTTGTCGACCAGCACATGGGGATCACTGCGGCACCCAAAGTCGACCCTAGGAGGGGCAATCGTTCAACTGCTGGCGGCGCGCAAGGGCCGCACAGCGGGATCGCGTGATGCCCGGGGCGCAACCCGGGTATCCGCACATTGGTTCGACCCGCCATCCACTGCGGGGCCTTCTTCCGTCCGCACTCACAAACTGTCGCCGCGTCACCTCCATCACCATCGGTCCGAAAGGAACATGACCGATGGAGACGGCGGTGACTTGGTCTCACAATTCCGACGACGACAAGACCCGCCAGGCGTCAAAGCTGTTTGACGAAGCGGTCCTGTCGATCCGCAACCGTGGGCACACGACGGAACATGCGTTGTGCCTGGCCGCGAAGGAGTTCGGCATCCGGCTCCGGCGCGCCAAGGCGCTGCTGTACGGCGAACCGGTCGTCGTTCTCGACGACGAACTGGCCCGGATCCGCGCGGCCTTCCTGAAGCATCTCGAGACCGATGCCGAGTATCACGCGGCCCGCTCGGCAGCGTCGCGAGAACGGTTGCGTCGCATGGAGGCCGGCGATTCATGACGCTTTGGTCGCTGTTCTGCCGCTGGCGCTGGCGTCGTCACCAAGGGCTGGCTGACGAATGGGAGCGGCGGTTCATGAAGGTGAGTTCGGCGCTTAAAGCACGGTGGCGGACGTGATCGCTCCGGGCACATCGTCATCCAGGTTGTGGCGGCCGTGACGCTTCGCCCGCAGTCGCGCGCGCCGCCTCCGAACACGCGCGAAGCGTGTTTTTTGTTGTTGCAATCAAAAAACATACCTCAAAAAGAAGCCTCAGACCGAGTTGGATCGGCCTGAGGCAAGGAGAAAAACATTGTATAAGCGAATAATCGCCCGTCCTGAGGAAATTGTCCATCCCCCCCGGGATAAACTGATAGTGCGACGCAAATGCCGTAGTGCCTCGATAAGTTGCCGTCCGCCAAATTTTCGCTTCATAATACATTCGTTAAGTCAGAAATGACTTCGCCGACCACCCCAAAGCGTGGCCGCCCGAGCGGACCGTCCGCGGCGTCGCTTGCCCGTGCGAGGGAAATGCTCGCGATGTCGGAGGCCGGCATGAAGCCGGTAGCGATCGGCAAACAATATGGCTACTCACCGCAATGGGTGTCGAAGTTGCTCGATCTGGTGGAAACGCCTGACGCGGCGCCAAAGGAAGGTCGTCCCCGACCGCGCATGTCGGAGCGCACGCTGCTGCATCGGGCATGGATCGCCGCGGCCATGTCGGGGGTGTTCCGTGCGCTCGGTGCCGAGAGGCGGTTGCTGTGGCTCGAAGCCGTGGTGCAGATTCATGCCGCGGCGGCGGACGGCGTCGCCATCAGTTTCGGCGGCCAAGGTGACCTCTACGACTCCCGCGCAGAGTTTCTCGCCGCGTTGCCCGGCGCAAGCGAGGCGGACCTGCGTACTTTCTTCCGACGCGAGATGCTGATCGAGCA